TAACGAGAACAGCTACACATCACAGATGGTTCGCACAATCAAGTTCTTCTCAGAACTTGGCTAAGCCGAACGCTGACAAAGCAATAAAAAATGAAGCAGGGTGTATACCCTGCTTTTTTATATACAGTTTAAACTTTGGCGGGATTTCAGAATAGAGGTGTCTGCATCTTGTGCAGACGGAGGGATTTTTGTTTTTTCATAAAAAACGGACGAGCAGTGCTATCCCCTATGGTTGTTTATTTCAACAGAATTTGTAGTTGATGGGTTTTCCACCCTCAAATCTATTTTACAGCAAATCTCCGCCAAGGGAATTATTGAATATTTTATTGAAATCAATGTTGTTATCCGTTGAAATCCAAAGCTTGATATATTGTGATATAAATGCAGCCGGCGGAAGAACAGTTATTCCGTAATCTGCAAAAACTGTTGCGCTTTCATATATTTCTCTGTTATCTGCACCGCAGATATAGCAGGGGATTTTATTGTTTTTTATCGATTCTGCAAATTTTTTAAAACTGTCGTTATCTGTACAAATTGTGCCGGAATGGTATGTTTTTACCAAAACGGCTTTCGTGTTATCATCAATTTGAGGATATCCGTTGCCTACATATGCGTTGAAAATTTTAATGTCTTCGCTGAATTCGGAAAGTGTAATTTTACCAAAAGGCTTTATTTCATCCTCTTTTTCGTCAAAATCCGGATTTTTAATGAAGGTATCGCCGTTATAGCTTCCGTAATATTTGTTTTTAATGCTGAAAATATCGTCTGCAAGCTCGCTGTGCTGCAAAAGCCTGGATGCTCGATGAATATAAAGTTTTCCGTCGCTGTTTTTGTATGGCACAAAAACGCCGTTTCCATATTTGTTTTCAATGAAATCAACGGCTGCTGCAAAGTTCGGAAGTCCGTTTGCACTTTCGTCTGTCAATACAAAGTTGCTGGAAACAAGCATAACGGGCTTGCAGGAATTCCCAAGTGCATATGAAAGTGCAGCGGCGGAATATTGCAATGAATCTGTTCCGTGAGTAACGATAATTCAGTTGTAATTCTCTTTTTTTGCATCGTAAACGGCTGCAATAAGATGTTCGATTGTTTTTCCTGTATTATTTTCACTCAAGGCATAATATGGCTCTGAAATTTCAAATTCAATATTGTTTCCGTATTCTTTTTTAAACATTTAAAGAAGAAGCCTTTTGTTTTTGCCGTTTGGGGAAATGAATTCCCCATTTGACGAAGAACCAATTGTTCCGCCTGTAAATATAACGAAGAACACGAGGCATTTGGGAGGGGTAAACTGCTAATTTCTCTCCAATTCGACAAATCAGTGTGCAACAATCAAATATCGCTGCTGTTACAGAATGTTTCCGTCTGGCTGCTGATGCGGTCAGGCGCTTTTTTTGCCCGATCACACCAGCCCAACAAAGCGGTAGTAAATTTTAATGTCCTGGTGTCTTTGACCGTCTATGACGGTTCGTTCTCCAACTTCAATGCGGTCAATCAGTTCCTCAATGATTTCCCGGTTCAGTTCCTGCAAGTCCAGATACTGCCGGATGGTTCCGGCCCACTGGTGGATATTGGCGATGTCCTGCTGGGCTTTCCGTTCCCCGGCTAACAGGCTGTCCAGGCGTTCCGATTTCTGGATGCGTTCCTGCTCGTTCTTTTGAATCAGAACCGAGAAGGAATCGCCGCTGATTGCCCCGCTTACCTTATCTTCATAAAGTTTTGCGGTGATCTGTTCCAACTCCTCCAAACGCCGCCGCAAACGGCTGATTTCCTGTCGGCAGTCCTCTTGTTGCGCGGCGCTTGCGGATTGGATGTGCTGTTTCAGCTTATCCAGTACAGCGGCTTCATCGGCTGCAACCGCTTTGCCATGCGCCCGGATTTCACTCAGCACCAGGTTTTTCAGGCTGATCTCAAAAATCCGGTGCCAGGAGCAGATGCTGTGTCCGGTAGTGGCAAACCGGGAGCAGAAATAAGAAGTATAGTGCTTGACAGTGCCATTTTTCCGGCGCTGTGTTTCGCGGGCGGCAACCAGAGGATGCCCGCAGTCCGCGCAGACCAGCTTTCCGGTAAACAGAGATGCTTGGGGCGGCGTATTGTTAGCGGAAATCTGTTTCGCCGCCTGATTGATTTTCTGGACAGCCTCCCACAGCTCCGGCCCGATAATTGCCTCGTGCGCGCCCTCATGGGAAATCCATTCCGATTCCGGTTTCCTTATCATGGTCTTATCCTTATAGGAACGGGAACCGGTGCAGTTCTGTGTGAGCGTACCGGCATAAACATCATCGTTCAGAAGGCTTCGGACGGTTGCGTAAGCCCACAGCCGGGAATACTTGCAGCTGCCATTTCCGTAATGGACCGCCCAGTACCAGCGGGGAGGGAGAATCCCTTTCTCATTCAGGGCGGCGGCGATTTTCCCATAGGCCATGCCGGACTGACGCATCTGGAATATCTGCCGCACAACAGCGGCGGATTCCCCGTCAATGACCAGCTTGTGTCTGTCCTCCTCGCTCTTGCGGTATCCGTAGGGAGCGTAGGCGGCAAGATACTGGCCGCTTTTCTTCTTGGCATGAAGCACCGACTTGACCTTGCTGGACAGGTCCTTGAGATGGTAGTCATTCATCAGACTGCGGAAGTGCAGCATATCGGTGTTGTCCCCCTCGCTGTCCAGGCAGTCCAGAACCGATACGAACCGGCATCCGAGGGAGGGGAAAATGACATCCGTATAACGGCCCACCTCCACAAAATCCCTGCCTAAACGGGAAAGGTCCTTTACCAGAATCAGGTTAATCAGGCCATGCCTTGCGTCCTCCAGCATTTCCAAAAATCCGGGCCGCTGGAAGTTGCCCCCGCTGTACCCATCGTCCTGATAGGTCTTGACCTCGATCCAGCCGTTGAGCATGACGAATTTGGAGAGGATTTCATATTGGTTCTCAATGCTCACCGATTCATCGCTGGGGATATAGCCCTTCGCTTTTGCGGAATTGGAGGCGTCATCCACACTCAGGCGGCAGTAGATACCGACTTTATATTGCTTCGCCATAATCCTGCCCCCTTTCCTGTGCCAGCGCCCCGTCCACATTCCCGACATAGCGGTAGTAGACCTTGACCTCACAAATCCGCTGCCCGTTGACCTTCTGGGTATCGCCAACCTCGATCCGGTCTACCAGTTCAAAGAGAATGGTTTCGTCCAGTTCCGAGATTTCCGTATAGCGCCGGATAATTTCCAGCCAGCGGTCGGTATCCACCTGGTTTTCCAGGTGCGCCCGGACTTTCCTTTCCAGTTCCGGGACTGCCTCCGCCTTTTCTGCCCGTTCCGCTTCATATTTCTGCATCAGGGTCTGAAATACCGTCTGCGGGATGGAGCCGGTGCATTTGTCCTCGTAGAGATTCTGCATCAGGCGCTCCAAATCGGAAATACGGGCTAAGGAGGATTTTAATTCCTGCTCATAGGAGAAAAGCCGGGTGTGGGATTCCTTCTCCTTCAGCCGGAGAATCTCGCCCATCAGCCGGTCCGGGTCATATTCCGCAAAGCGGGCCTTTTCCCGGATGTCCTCCAATACCAGCTGGGTCAGCACTGTTTCATAGATGGTGTGGATGGTACACGCGCCCCTTCCGCTGCGGGAGTAGTTGCCGCAGATGAAAGAGCTGTACCGTCCCGGCCTGCCATCCTTATAGGTGAATTTTTCGATATGGTTCCGCATTTTGAAACCGCAGTCGGCACAGTACACAAGGCCGGTGAAGATGCTCTTGCAGCCATCGGACGGAGTGCTTTTCCGCACCTTCTTTTTGCCGATACTGGCTACGGTGTCCCACAATTCCCGCGAAATAATAGCCTCGTGGGTCCCCTCCACCCGAATCCACTCGTCCTCCGATTTATTGACGAGCTTGCGGGATTTATAGGAGAGTGTGCCGCTTTTGCCCTGTACCATGTTCCCGATGTAGACCTCGTTGCGGACCATGTTTTTAACCGTCTGGTCGGCCCACTTGTGGTTGACCCTGCGGGGGTCGCTCTGGCCCTTGCGCTGGTAGTACAGCACACCGGGCGGCTGAATCCCTTCTTCATTGAGCGCCACCGCGATGGCGTGAAATCCCATGCCTGATGCCCGCATTTCAAAGATACGGCGCACAACCGGCGCGGTTTCCTCGTCAATCACCAGATGATGCTTATCCAGCGGGTCGCGCCGGTAGCCATAGGCGGGGTAGGTTCCCATGAATTTTCCGTTTTCAGCACAGGCTCTCTTGACCGCCTTGACCTTCTTGCTGGTGTCCCGGCTGTAAAATTCATTAAATAAGTTCAAAAAGCACATGACATCGGTGCTTCCGTTGTCGCTCATGGTGTCAATTCCGTTGTTCAGCGCGATGAACCGGCACCCAAGAGAGGGGAACAGGTAATCCGTATATTGCCCAAATTCGATGTAGTTGCGGCCAAAACGGGAAAGGTCCTTCACCAGAATCACATTGATCCGCTTTGCCTTTGCGTCCTCGATTAACCGCCTGACGCCTGGGCGGTTGAAGTTCGTGCCGGAGTATCCGTCGTCGATATAGACATCGACCTCATTCCAGCCGCGCTGCCTGACATAGTTTTGAAGCAGCAGCTTCTGGTTCTCAATGCTGACCGATTCCCCGTCACGTTCATCGTCGTTGCTTAACCGGCAGTAGATGCCCACGTTGTATGTTGTATCCATCATCTTTCTTTTACCTCCCGACCATCTCAGAATCCATACCTCGTGCGGCAAAATGGCTCCGCAGGTTTTACCCTGCATGAATATCTTACCGGAGAATCCACCGCCGCGCAATGATACGGCAGGCCGCGAGGCTTTCTGTTATTTGGAACCGCTGGCAGCTGGAATGGCTTCCGACATGGCGCGTCTGACTGCCAGCTGTTCCAGCGTCTTTCCCAGGTCCTTTTCTCCCGAAAAAAAGCTGGTGACGCGATAAATTGTTTTCCCGATCCGCACCTCTTTGTAGGAGCTTGTCGGGGTTGTCTGTTTGGTCATAAAGACGCACCTCCGTTCAAAAATTGTTTTTACTCTATGGTTAAAAAGCAGCCGTATCGAAAGATAAGGGCGGCGGTTGCCGCTGGATACCGTCCGGTACGGCTGCTGCAATTCTGTTTGGATGGTTCGTCATATTTGCCACGCCCCCTGACGATAGGGACATAACAGGCCGCTCCCGGCAGAGCTGTCATAACTCCGCAGCGCCGTTTTACT